GAATGGAATGTAAGATTGGAAACATTTCCTCCATAGCATGGTATCGCTATTAGTATATTCATAATATTTCAGCGATACAATTAATAAATATGCTTTGCATATTTAAGCATGGGATTGCAATAAGTATATTCATAGTATGAAAACAATCCCATAAATAAATTTGCTATGCAAATTTAAGCAAGGGATCGCTATGAATTATATTATGGTTTAGTTGGAAATACTACTGAGTTTACTTGCTCTACTGTGGATAAACCTTCAGTTAGATCTCTTAGTTGCTGGCGGTATGTAAGCCAATTAGCTTTGTCATTTACTGGACTATCCGCAAGTACAATGTAATCGCTATCAGCTAATAGTTTATTTCTTTTAGCTCTTAGATTGTCTAACGCAATATCCAATTCTACTTGTGGGATTATAGCTAGTATCTGATCTTTTGGTATTGGTGGTGTGCCATTTTCCCAAGTGATTTGGTTTATGTCGTCAGCACTTACACTTACTTGTGCTGTTGGATTTAATTTTAATATTGCTTCTATAATCATTTATGCTCCTATTTCGAATGCTGTTATTGATGTTTTAGTACCATCTCCATTTATGTAAGCAGTTCCACCATCTACTCTATAATAAACTTGATATGTAGTTGCAGAAGTAGTTGATGGAGAATCTAAAATACTTAAACTAGAACTATCCCAAGCAAATCCTGATGCTTGTGATATTCCATTTGCAGTTCCTAAATTAGTAGCTCCTCTATAAATAGTAGCAAAAATTGTTGCACCACTTGCAGAAATCATACAATTTGATGCTATAACAAATATTTTATTAGAAGCAGATGAAGGAGTAATTGATACTGATAAAGTATTTGAAGCAGTAACAAAAGATGTAGATGTTAAACTTCTTTGTGTAGAATCTGTAGCAGTAACAACCTGCAAAACTTTACCACCTACTCCTGATGCAAAATCACCAGCAGTTATTGTGCCATCTAATATTCCTCTACTTCTTAATTGTACTAAACTCATATTTTATTCCTTAGGATATTTAGCTTTTATACTATTAACTTTTGACTGCCAAGCTTCTAAACCATTTTCAGTTATATATTCTATTTGTTCTGCAATAGAACCATATTCTTTAATTCTGTTTTGTACTTGTGCCTGATTGCTTTCAACAATGTTAGCTTGTGCTTCATAGGCATCTAATTGTGCCATTGTAGGTTTAGGAATATCAAGATTCCATTCCTTAATGTAAGCACCATTACCATCATCTTGAAGATTAACTTCATTTCTAAAATCTACTTCTTTATTTGCGTATAGTTTTATTTTAGTTGTAAGTTGTGTCATAATTATATTAATTTAAATCCACACATAAAAGTTGAAGTTCTTGAAGAAAAAAGATTCATATTACCACCAGAACTTTGGTAAATTTTACATTGTAAATAATCTCCAGCAGTTAAATTTAATAATTTTGTATTTGTTGATGTGTCATAATCACTTCCACTACCATTTTCAGTATTATGTGCTTCTACTCCATTTATAAAAAGACTGTAGTCAATTCTTGGTGCTGTTTCAGCATCGTTTCTCATTCCAAAAGAAACTAAATATTTACCACCTTTACCACTTGGTACTGTAAATTTATAATTAGTTGCTGTATTATCAAAAGCAGAATCGGTATCAATAACAACATTATCTAAAGCAACTAATGTATTTACACCATTACTTATTGTTTGATCTGTACTTATAGAAGCAAACCAAGCTGGAGTATTACCACCACCAATAAAATTAGTTCTAGTCATCTTTCTTAATGCACTAGCACTATCGTCATAGATTAAAATACTATCTCCACCTGCAATAGTACTTTCGCTAGTTGCACCAGTTATTAAATTAGAAGTTACTTTTGAAAAACCTACTGTGGCATCACTAGGAGTACCTATGTTTAATACATCTCCTAAGACTAGGATAAAGTCTATAACATCACTTGATGTTAAAGCTGAAGCAAATACAATCGTTGAACCTGATATAGTAAATGATGTTGTTGGCGATTGAATAACACCATTTAAAGATACGATACAATGATTAGCTGATTGTGGGGAATAGGCAACTCCACCATTTGTTAAATTGTATGTAGCTGTGGCAGATGTAGTGATTGTGTCTAGCTTGACGAAGTTTCCTACTGTTGGTTGTTTTCCTATGTAAGCCATGTTATCCTATAATTGCTTTAATTTCAGCTTCAGTTAAACCTAAAGCAGATAATTTAGTTAATGCTGATTGTTTGTTAGCAAGTTCTTGTGCTTTTTTTAAAGCATCATTATTTTCTATTTCAGTTATTTTATTTTTAATAACTTCTATTGAAATAGGATTTTCTCCTAACCAATTAATTTCTATTTCTTCTTCTGTATTTCCTGAAACAACAGCACCTACATTGTTAATAGATTTTATTGCTTCGGCATATTTAAGAGATATTGGTTTTTCCATATTATTATTTAGATAGGTTTATAATGAATTAAAGATACGTTATGATGTTTATAATCACCACTTCCATTTGCTGAAGTATAATTCCAAGTTACTGAATTTGCATTATGTTGAGCACCAGCTTGTTCAATATAGTAAGTTGTTGATGGTGTTAAACTTGTGCAAGGTAATAAAAATGATTTAGAAATAAAATGGTACATATCATTAGAAGCATCATAAAACAAATTTTGACCATCATAGTTTAATTTAGTATCTCCAGAAGTTATAGATGAGCTTGTTCCCATCATTAAATAAGTATCTACTCCAGTATTTAAAGTTGCTTGTCTAACAGAACAAAAATGAGATAAATATATAATATCATTTGTACTTGTTGGTGTAAAAGCAACAAAATTACCACCAGAAATATCTACATAATTTGATACACTTGAAGCAGTAACTGCTGTTTGATAATTATATCTGCTTATTGCTTGAACCACATAACTACCCATACCAGATAATTTACTACCAACTATTGCAGCACTAGCATTAATATCTGCATTAACGATTGTACCATCTGCTATCTTTGCAGAAGTTATAATACCATCTGTAATGTCAGCAGAAGTTAAAGGTACTGCTGAAGGTTTTGCTCCTACATATCCCATGTTTATTTCCTATTAAGAAATTGCATCAACAGTTGAAATCCAAACATCTAATGAAGAAGCTGTATCAGATTTAACTTTTAAAATATCTCCAGACTGAACTACAACTTTAGCACCACCATCAAGAACTTGTAATGCTGATCCTGCTGGGATTGGTGCAGTTTTAACTAAATAAAAATCATTTGTACCATCGTTAATAAATACATCTGCATTAACAGCAGAAGCTGTAACATTAGCTACAGATATACCTACGATTGTATCATTTGAGTTTGCTGTAAATAAAGTAGCTGCTGATGTTCCTACTAGTCTTTCTTTATATCTTGTAAAATCTTGTGCCATATCTATTCCTTATTATAATGCGATTGACATTGCAATACTAAATCCTTTACTAGCAAATGTACTTGTATCAGTAGCTTCTACAGTTAGCCAAGTAGAACCTGTGTAATATTTCAATGTATTTGAACTATTGTTAAAATATAGATCACCTGGTGTTAAAGCATCACCATCATTATCTAAAGATGGATCACTTGATTTTTGTCCCAAGTATAAATCATCAAAGTTATCAGCAGCAGCTAGTGCGGCATCTCTTGCTGAGTTAGCTGCATTGGCAGCATTACTAGCAGTGTTAGCAAAGTTGCTAGAGTTGTTAGAAAAGTTGCTAGAATTTGAAGCATGATTACTAGAGTTGTTCGCAAAGTTACTAGAGTTTGCAGAGTGGTTAGAACTATTAGATGCATGATTAGAACTGTTAGACGCATGGTTACTTGCATCATTAGCTGAATTAGAGCTATTATTTGCAAAGTTAGAACTATTTGCTGAATGGTTAGCAGAAGTATTTGCAGAGTTACTAGAATTATTAGCAAAATTAGAACTGTTAGATGAGTGATTAGCAGATGTGTTTGCTGAGTTAGAACTGTTGTTAGCAAAGTTAGAACTGTTTGAAGAATGATTAGATGCAGAGTTTGCACTGTTGCTAGAATTATTTGCAAAGTTAGATGAGTTCGCTGCGTGATTAGCAGATGCGTTAGCATTAGCACTTACACTAGCTTCAGATGCGGCAGCATTAGATGCACTATTAGAACTATTGTTTGCAAAATTAGATGAGTTAGAAGCATGGTTTGCTGCTGTGTTAGCACTATTAGATGAATTGTTTGCAAAGTTTGAAGAGTTTGATGCGTGGTTAGAAGCATTGTTAGCAGCATTCGTTGCAGATTGAGCATCAACAATTAAAGTATATTTAGCAGCTTCAGCATTTGTAGTTAATGGTTCAGCACCAACAGATGTGTGTGCAGTATTAACAATAAATATATTATTAGTAGATGTATCTTTAACTATATCTCTACCAGCGTAAGCAGTAGAAGCTGCCCAGTTACCTCTGAATGTTCCTATCTCTTGAGTAACAGTAATTTCTCCATTAGCATCAAATGCTAAAATCTTATTAGCACGATCTGCAGCACCTACTGTAAACTCTGTAGATGTCATTGTGTTTGTTTTAGATAACTTTAATGATCGTGTAACTTCTTCTTGAATTTGTTGGATTGCCATTGTTGCTCTGTCTAAT